GCTAATGACCAAAGCTACGTAATATGTAGGGGGTGTGGTCAAATACTGGGTCAAGATGGAACCTCGAACAATACCAATTCTGTTTTAAAATCGTGTGGGTGCGGCGCATGACTGAACTCATATACAACCCATCAACAGGCTTTGGGCGTGTAGAGCCAGCAGACCCATTGGAAACTGTTTTAGGTCGTATTTCTGAACTAAACATCCTAGTTCACCAGCTTCGCGGCGACAGAGACAAATGGAAGGCAGCAGCAGAAGTGCGCGCCAAGAGAATTAATGAGCTTGTTGATGAGGTGGGTGCGCAAGAGCAAGCTTCGAAGCCAGCAAATCCGTCTTTGCATCCGTTGTATGCGGGTTGTATAGGAACGAAAGTGTGATGCCGCGATACAAATCCAGACCTAAGGGCATGTATTGGTCAGAAGACCTACAGGAAGAGATCAACTATCCGACTGACATCACTGTGATTGAGGAAGGTGAACCTGTAGAGCCTACTGGCCTCATTGATCACAATGGTGATGACATATGCCGCGTTAAAGATCCAATCGGGTTTGTTCATTATGACGACTGAGACCCACACTACTCGTAGCATAATGGCGCTTAGAGCTATGACAGATAGGGCAATAGCTTCAGATGAGTCGTGGCACGAGATTGAACCGCTTGCTTCAAAGCTAATCACATCGGCTGCTGAGATATGCGAACGCTTCGGTTATAGCGGACCGGAGTTTCTACGTGCTGCGGCTGACTACCTTGAAGAATACGTAGACGAACAAGCAATACATTGAAGGAAAACACACATGCCATTCCTTGATGAATCATTCACTGCAACCGGCACAGGAACAGAGAACACATTTGGAAATAGGTTTTCTATTTCAGTAAGTGGCGGTGTTGGAACTGTTCAGCTTCAGCGGTTTACTGGTGGTGGTTGGCAGCCCGTGAAAGAGTATACAATTCCTGAAGCCACGGCAGGTGATAACCAAGAGGAAGCCGAAACAGCAGGTCCAGACAGGTGGCGCTTTGAATGCACTGCTTATACGTCCGGGACAATCAACTGCATTGCTGATGGCTCGGGGGTGAGTGGGTAAATGGCTGGGACCCTGACAGCAAAACAAGAGGCATTCTGTCTTGCTTTTGTTGAGACAGGCAATGCCAGTGAAGCGTACAGATCCGTATACGATGCCGAAAACTGTAAACCAGAGACCATTTGGGTAAAAGCATCTGAGTTGTTGAACAGCGGTAAGGTGTCGGTAAGGATCAAAGAATTGCGTGATGCAATTGCTGAACGTGTTGAAATTGACCGTGCGTGGGTGCTCGACCGTTTGGTAGCCAATGCAGAGAAAGCAGCAACAGCCGAGCCGGTGTTGAATGCTGAAGGTGAAGAGATAGGTGAGTATAAATATCAGGGTCAAGTTGTGAACCGTGCCCTTGAGTTGATCGGTAAAGAGATAGGCATGTTCATTGATCGCAAGGAGGTTGGAAAGCCAGGTGACTTCGCAGACCTTAGCGACGACGAGCTTGATGCAGCAATCGAACAAACCGCAAGAGATCTTGGTATCAGCAAAGAAGCGGCAATTGCTCTTACAACTGAGAGAGAAGAGGGAGAGGCAACGCACTAATCAGTTAAGGTGCTATAAGCCTTATAAGAAGCAACGTAACTTCCACGAGGCAGGTTCAATCCATAACGAACGTCTCTTCATGGCTGGCAACCAGGAAGGCAAGACAATGGCTGGGGGTGCTGAGTGGGCCATGCACCTCACTGGTAGGTACCCTGACTGGTGGGAAGGGAGAATATTCGAACATCCTGTGGCCATGTGGGCGGCTGGTGTCACAGGGGAGGCCACTCGCGACAACGTCCAGAAGATGCTCATAGGCCCGCCTGCTGAGCGATCACAGTGGGGTACAACGATGATCCCCAAGGACGCTCTGGTGGATTTCTCCATGGCTAGAGGAACGCCAGATCTCATAGACACTGCAATTGTCCGACACGGAGGGGGCGGAGATATCCAGTCCGATACGTCAACGCTCTGGTTCAAGACATACATCCAGGGTCGTGAGAAGTGGCAGGGTCCGACGCTTCATGGTGTGTGGTTTGATGAGGAACCGCCCATGGACATCTACTCGGAAGGCAAGACCAGGACGCAGGCAAACGATATCTTCACGATAATGACCTTCACGCCGCTCAAGGGCATGTCAGATGTTGTATCGTCGTTTCTGTTGGATGAGAAGACGGTGGGTGATGTTGATAAGGTTCGCAAGGCTACGGAAGACGTAGTATGACCAAACACGTCACACTAATGACGATCCACGATGCTGAGCACTACACACCTGAGCAGCGTGAAGAGATCATAGCCGGATACCCTGAACATGAACGGGAAGCACGAGCATATGGCATACCCATTCTTGGTTCAGGACGTGTGTTTGCCGTCGCAGAATCAGAGATCAAGACAGATCCCGTTCCCATACCATCTCATTGGGCTAGGATTAACGGGCTGGATTTCGGCTGGGATCATCCATTCGGCGCTGTTAGCTTGGCTTGGGACAGAGATGCGGATATCATCTATGTGGTGGCAACGTATCGTAACAGAGAGTCAACGCCGCTGATTCACTCTGGCGCTGTTAAGCCTTGGGGAGCTTGGATACCTTGTGCGTGGCCACACGACGGTCTACAGCACGATAAGGGCTCAGGACAGCAGCTAGCAGCGCAGTACAAGGAACATGGCCTCAATATGCTAGATGAGCATGCAACGCACCCAGAGGGCGGATATGGCGTTGAGGCGGGCATTATGGAGATGCTGGAGCGTATGCAGACGGGACGCTTCAAGGTATTCTCCAATTTGAATGACTGGTGGGAAGAGTTTAGGCTGTATCACCGCAAAGACGGGATCATTGTGAAGTTGAGGGATGATCTTATGTCCGCAACACGCATTGGTGTCATGATGCTGCGAGAAGCCAAGACAAAGCCGAAGCCACAGAAGATCAACTATCCTAAATTATCGAGTATCGCATGAGTTCGGACTGGCAAGAAATCAGAAGGGATTGGTTTGAAATATGGCACACACTGCGTGCTATTATCGGTCATCAGCTTGTTTGTTGGGCACATTCGATTCTTCCGGAAGATACAACAAGTGATATTGCTGAGAAATATAAATTGTCTGAATACATTATGTTGTGCGGGAAACATGCACGTGAACAGCGTTCGAAACGCATGAGAAAGTCAAAGGCTATTTAGATGCCTGAAAACCCAGAACGCCGTCAAATGACAGAGCTAGAGCTTAAAGCTTTAGTGGCTCAGCAGATCAAGACTGCCGAGACAGATGATGATACCGGCGACAAGCGCGCGGATCTCATGGACCGGTACAATGGCGAGCCCTATGGTGATGAGCAAGAGAACCGTTCGAAGGTTGTGAGCACGGATGTTGCTGATACCATTGAATGGATCATGCCAGAGCTTATGGATATCTTTGCCAGCGGCGACAAGGTCGTGAACTTCGATCCCGTAGGCCCGGAGGACGAACAGGGGGCTAGTCAGGAGACGGACGTTGTTAACCATGTGATGCTGAAAGAGAACGATGGTTTTCTTATCATGCATAACTGGTTCAAGGACGCTTTGATCCAGAAAAACGGATATGTGAAGCGTTGGTTTGATGAGTCTGAAATCAAGACGGTAGAGGAATATGCCAATCTTGACGAGACAGACTTAGGTCAGTTGTTTGAGGATTTTCAACGAAAGAATGCCAAAGTAGAGGTGCTTGAACGCATCGAGACTGAGGATGGCTTAATTGCAGGTGTCAAGCTGGAGATCACAACAAAGGCTGACAGGGAAGTAATTGAAAGTGTGCCCCCGGAAGAGATGGTTATTGCCTCACGGCATAATTCCATCTTCTTGGATGATGCATCGTTTGTTGCACATAAGACACAAAAAACGGTCTCAGATCTGATTGAGCAAGGCTTTGATGAAGCTCAGGTCGAAAGGCTGAATGATTCTCAGGATACCGAATTTGGTGAGGAAAAGGATCGCCGGTTCGTAACCCGTGATCTATCTGAGGATGATGAAGCGGAGCGGGCTGGTAAAGCCATGCGTGAAGTCACCGTCTACGAATGTTACATGCGGGTTGACTTCGACGGAGACGGAATCGCCGAACTTAGAAAGATCACCGTGGGTGGTTCGGGTCATGAGATCCTTATACGGGATGGTGAGCCGGACAATGAGGAAGTTGATCACATTCCTTTCTCGTGTATTTCGGCTGTTTTGATGCCACACAGGCATGTAGGACGTTCGGTTGCTGAGCTTGTGGATGATCTCCAGAGGATCAAGACGGTCCTTCTCCGGCAGATGCTGGATAACATCTATCTGAACAACAATGCCCGTACTGAGATTGCAGAAGACGGGATTGATCCTGAAAATACGATTGCGGATATTCTTAATCCTCGACCTGGAGGTATTATTAGGACCCGCAAGTCTGGGAATATGAGGGAAATTGTTCCGACCCAGCTTGTTGGGAAAATGCTTCCCGTGCTCGAATTCATTGAAAACACGAGGGAAAGCAGAACTGGCGTGACACGTTTCCAACAGGGCTTAGATCCTAACACGCTTAATAAGACGGCCTCTGGTATCAATCAGATCATGACGGCGGCTCAGAAGAAGATCCGCATGATTGCTCGTGTGTTTGCCGAGACAGGTGTTAAGCATTTGTTCCGTGGCATTCACATGGATCTCAGCAAGCACTCCAGTCGCCCAAAGGCTTTGAGGCTTAGGAATGAGTGGATAGACATTGATCCGAGGGAATGGAAAACACGTTCCGACATGACCGTAAATGTCGGTTTGGGAACAGGCAACAAGGAAGTCATGCTTGGTCACTTAAATAACATTCTCACCCAGCAAAAAGAAGCTATGGCCGTCCCTGAGTTGGGTTTGGTTACACCGAAGAACCTTTTTAACACCATGGAGAAAATCGTTGAAAATGCGGGTCTTAAGAGCGTTGATATATTCTTTACAGACCCAGATACGGTTCAACCAGCACCTCAACAGCCAGACGAGCAGCAGGAGGCCGCGCAAGCCCTGGCCCAGATCGAGCTTGCCAAGATTGCGCAAAGGCAGCAGGAGGCCGACGACAAGCGCAAGACAGAATTGATCAAGATGCAGCTCGAAGACGATAGAGAAAGAGACAAGTTTGAACTTCAGGCGGTTGTTGAGGCAATGAAAGCTGGAGTTACCCTAACCCTTGCCGAGATCAAGACAATTACAGATGCTCCAAGGCAGCAGGCTCAATTGAATCTCAACCAGGGGATTGCTGAGATTGACCAAAACAGGCAACAGATTGTGACTAACGGGACGCTACAATGAGCTTAGAAGGAGACGCGGCCAAGGGTGCGCGTGTAAAGAAGTTCCTTGACGATCCTTTGATGCATGAGGCAATTAAAAGCGTTAAGGAAGACTTCATTGACGAGTGGATGCGTACCGGGACGGGAGACACTGAAGAAAGGGAGCAGATTTACTTAGCTCTTGGTGCCCTAGATCGATTGATTAGAAAATTAGGTCTCATGGTTGCTGATGGGCAAGTTGCTCAGGCAGAGATTGATAAGGAGA